TTCTCTTGCCTCTCGGGCTTGCCGCAGGATAAAAGTCCGTTGACATATTTTTCTGATTAAACCATTCCCCGGGAGCAGTTCTGATATTGTGATCAAGACCCTTGAATTCTTCCGTCAAATCCTTTGAGGCTTCATTTTCAGTTAAAACGGGAATTTTCATTTTATTTCTCCCCTTCTTGTTTTTATATGTTAAACTGCGCAGTTCCAACCGATATATGATTGCGGTTGTACCACGCAAAATAGCGTTCGTAATTATATGAAAACATTTGCATCGCATTATTGTAAGCTCCGATTTCTCTGTTGGAATAATTATACTTTGATTCAAGCCAGTATCTGTAAACATCCTTAAACATAGCGGGAACAAGTAATTCTGTTGCCCCCGAGGTTTCTTCGCTGTATCCCGAAAATGAAGTTACAATGGGATTAACTCTGTCTTTAATGATTTCATCGTATATCTGTTCGTCAAGCTCGCTGAGCCAGCCTATTTTGTTTTCACGGCTGAACTGATTTGCACACTGCTCATCAATATAAGTTATCATTTCATCAATAGTGATTTTCTTCATTGTTTCACCTTCGTTTTGTATTTAATAAAGGGCAAGGGCTATATAACCCTCGCCCTTATAGCGTTTTATTTTTCTCTTTCTCTGTTACGTGCTCTGATTTCCTCTTCTTCCTTCAGCGCATTCTGAATAACATATGCATAGGGCGCGGGAACCTTAACGGTCTTGCCCATCGGAACAAGCATTGCAACGCCGTTTACGGAACAATAGAACTTATCGTTTTTCTCGTTTGAACGGTCAAGCGGAATAAACACTTCAATCATCTCTTCCGTCTTCTCGGTATTCTCGGTTGCATTCTTCTTTTTTTCAGCCATAATTATGTCTCCTTTTTTTAGTTGATAGCAGATAGCAGGCAGCAGTCATACCCGCTACCCGCTGTTAACTTTGTCAGAAACGTGTAGACGTCCCACATTTCCTCGGCTCCCTTGTGTAAAGGGAGCTGTCACGAAGTGACTGAGGGATTGTATTAATTAGTTAGTTGCATCAGAAGCACTGAAACTTGATGCACATTCAAGGCGGATTATTCTTTCGGGATAAAGCACCTTTGCTGCGGTTGAGAATTTATAGCCAACCGTTGAACGCTGATCGAGCGGGTCGCTTGTTCCGCCTGAGCCCTTGCCCTTGACAATCATTTCCAATCCTGCGCCTTCAGGGTCAACAACGCCCCATGCATCCTGTCCGAAGAAATATGTTGCATAAACAGCAACGCCGCTGTTTGTTGAGGAATCGCTGCCGCCCCAGACCTTTGCATTTGTGCTCTCAATAAAGCGTACGCCATGGAGCTTGCCGATTTCTCCGTTATAGATTTCATCGGGCTGTGCATACTGATGAGCGTTAAGCCAGCCCTGACTCTCTCTGAGGTCCATTGCAACTGAGGGATGAATAATCGCAATATAGTCCCCGTTGATTTTCGGAGTTTTGTTTTTCTTGAGAGTGGTTACAATCTTGTTTACAAGAGTGGGTGTGATGAGGCAGGTTGCGTCGATACCGTTGACATTGGTATCGTCCTTTCTTGCGGTAACGGCAGTGCCGCCTGATTCGGGAGCATAGAAAACATTCTGACCCGATGTAATATCGGAATCAATTGCATCGCGGATAACGATATCCATTGTTTCTGCGCCTGCTGCAGCAAATTCCTCGGTTGCACCGAGAATAACATCGTCAACGTAGGTGAGCTCAAGAACATCCGATATCTCTGCATAGTCACCGTACTGGCTTACTGTTGCGGTGATTGCAGTCTGACCGAGTTTTCTTCCGTCGGGAGTTACGCCCTCCTGAAGAGTTGCGGTTTCTGCAGGAATGGTATCCCACTTTCTCCACTCAACAGTCTTTCCTCTGCCCTTGGGAAGAGCGGTTTTCTTACCGAACTGAGCAAAATAATGCTGAGGTTTTGCGTTTTTAAGAAGCTCGGTATCATAGTAGGTTTTCATACCCTTGGTTAAATCATTGATGTAACCGCCGCCCGAACTTGTCTGCTGGTTGGTTACGTTGGTATTACCAACGCCTGTTGCACCTGTGGAATATGCGTTTCCGCCGTATGTATGCGCAAACATCTGAAGCAGTGCAAACTTTATTGTTTTTTTGAACATTGCTTTTCTCCTTGTTTTAATTTTGCTGCCTTAAGGAGAAATCTTTTTTTAAAGGTATTTTCTGAAATTATCAGGCGACACCTTTTCTCCTCTGTTAACGGCAGCTTTGATTTTTTGTCTGTCTTTCTCCGAAAGTTTTGACATATCGTCATTTACTGCCGATGCCTGCTGATAAGAGGTTCCGTTTTCTGCAGGTCTGTTTCTTCTTGCGGTACGCGCGTCTGCCGCTTCCTGTTTTGCCTGCTGATATGCATAGCTCATAGCTCCGCCCATAATTTCATCCTTGTGAACGAGTTCAAAAGCGTCTTTTACCGTCAAGCCGGCATTAAGATATCTTCTGAAGGTTTCACCTGTATCATCATTCTGACTTTCGTATTCAAAGTCAAATGACGGGTAATAGCCTTTCAGCATCTCTGCCTGATTGAGCCAGCTGTCATATTTCTGCCGGAATTCAGCCTGAATCGCTTCATCTGCTTTTTGCTGCTCGTTAGCTGCTATTATCTTCTGAGCTTCAATCAGCGTTTTAGCATCCTCGACGCTTGTTCCGTGCTGAGCTGCGTATTCTTCATAATATGAATTGTCTTTATCGGCAGCTGCCATTATAGCGTCGATATCATTCGGATCGGTAATTGCATATTTAACCGCAAGCTTATCAAGCAGCGGAGCAACTTTCCCCCTGAATTCTTCGCTCTGAGCGAGCTTTCTGTTGTTTGTTTTTAACCTCTTGCTGATAACGCTGTTAATTGAGTTCTGATATTCGGACTTGTATTCTCCGTTAATAAGCTCATTGAATCTGGCGTTTCTTTCAGCTGCATCGTCGGAACCTGCGGTTCCTGTGCCAGTGGCGAACTGACCTTCCCCGGGACTATTGACTCCCTCACTGCCTGCTGCAAATCCTGCTCCGTCGCCCTCGGCGAACATCTGAAGATTGCATTTAATGATTTTGTTCATATAGGTGAACTCTCCTTAATTATTCTGCGGTAGGCCGCGACCCTGAAATAATTGTAGCAAAAGATTTAATCCCTGAGGAACTCCCCCGCTTCAATTTTTTTATTCAACAATTCTGATGAATTCCGGATAGTTATGCTCAAGAATTCTCAATCCCTGCTTAATCGTGTATAAGCTGTTTAAAAGAGCTGCATCATATTCAGGCTTCGGCTTCCATTCAACAGTTGCATGTCCGTTATGATTGATTACCCTCGGTTTGTCGAGAAGCTTATCCTTGTTATCCATAACAACCTGCCCCATTGATAAGCAAAGAATACTTGCTGCTGCGCATACTATATCCTTTCCCTCAGGGGCAAAACCGCAATGCCCTTTCATTTTCAGTCTGTATGTTCCGTCCTTTTCCGATTTTTCAATTCTTACTCTTAACATAGCAATTCCTTTCTGATATATTAAACTTCTGTTGCTCCTGCGGCCTGCTTTCTTCTCTGCTCAGACATTGAATTGCTTCCGTCACCTTCATTGAGTGAGTTTTCAACTCTGTCTATCTGCGCAATTTCTTCAGGACTTTCCGGCTGTCCGCCTGCAAGATTACTTCCGTATGCTATATCCGTCATAACTCTCAGCTTTCCGTTTTCATCCGCGACGCCCTGAAATTGTGCGAGCTGCTGTTGCTGTTGCTGAATAATATCAAGCATTGTTCCATTTTCCTTAATTTGCTTGATTATTTCCTGCTTGTGCTCGAAATCCATCATATTGAGGCAGGCAAGCGCCATATCAGTATTCTGAGGATTGAAGAAGCCTATCTGATAAAACTGCAGCGCAAGCTCATTTTGATTCATCTTGTTGTATGGGCTGGCTTTCTGCGCACTTACCTCAATATCAAACTGAGGCAGGCGGTAAACGGTCTCACCGCCGACGCTTTCGCGGCTCTGTTCAACAAGACCGCTGTTGTCATATGTTTCGTATGTATCATTCCCTGCCTCGTCAGTTATGCGAACATAGCGTGCTTCGTTATAGAACTGTCTCATTCGCTCAATTATCATATAAACGATTCTGCGATACGCTCTGTAAGTACCCTTTATAGCATGTCTGCTTCCCTTAGATCCGGTTTCAATAAGCTGTGAAATAGCAGAAGCGGCAGTAACTCCGTTAGCACTTGTACCGGTGTTAACGTCGCTGTTTCCACTTGTTTGCTTAAGCTCGTTAATCTTTCCGTCCCTTGCGCTGTAAACACCTGCATCAAGCTGTTTAATAATAATTTGTCTCAAATCATCCTCGCCCAGATTTCCGCTTGTTTTAACAAGCGGATTCTTCCAGTTGAGGAATTCCTCGGAATTAATTGATGAATCGTTTCTGATGAAATAGCGGGGTCTTGCGCACATAAAGGCATTCTGAATGATTGCCTGGTCAAGCTTATCTATGTATTCCTGGGGCGACTTGCAAACATCAAGATATCCGAAGCCCGCGATTGTTCCTTCCATCTTAAAAAGAGTGTCAACAACAAAGGGATAATTTCCGTCGTCATATAAGCCGTTCGGATATGTTTCAGGGTCGTTTTCAGTTGAAAACAAAACGGTTGTATTAACAAACTTGCAAAAGTGAAGCACGCCGTTTTTCTTATAGTACCAGTCTATAACCGCGCTCTTCTCTGATGTATCTATATTATCTTCATACAGATACTTTGCAGAAGTCGTGATGTCGTCACCAGATTTTATTTCCTTATCAGGATATAACTCTTTCAAAAGATCGTTATCAACAAGCTCAACCGTGAAAATATTTCTGCTTGCCTGAATGTCCTTAATTCCCGGCTGCCAGTAAATTGAAAGAACATCAACCTGCTGTATATCAATATCATCCTTATCCTTGTTCCAGAAAACGCCCGTTATTCCCGTTCCGTTTTTGATTTTACTCAGGCAAACATCCATATAGGTGCCTTCATAATCGTTAGCCTCGATTATCATCGGCAATATGTTTTTTATGCGCTCTGCTTCTTCAACATCGGCTTCGGCTCTTGCTCTGATATTCGCCTCTGGAATATTGTCCGAGAAATCTGCAAGCTTGTTCATTATTGAATTAAAAAGCCACGCAGACGTCGGTTCTGTGCTCTGTTCCCCGGTTCTCATCTGCTCCCAGTGGCGAAGCTTCCACCACTGTTCATTATCAATAACCCTCTGATTGAAATTAGTTTTCGCTTTCTTGTATGCTTTCAGAGTTTCCAATGCCTGCTGCAGAGTCTTTTCATCAATAACCGAAACGGTTTCTTTAGGGGCTTCATTCTTACTTTCAGAGCTTCCAACGCCGTTTTTCTGCAGAAAATTCCCTTCGGCGCGGTTTATTGTATCCTGAATATCTCTCTCAACCTCTTCAGGGTTGTAATCGCCTTCAAGCTCCGCTTCATCAGGGGTATGTTCCTGCTGCAATAATTCTTCGTTATTTCTCTTTCTTTTTCCCATTTCGTTCTCCTTGTATTTTTAATAATTATTAAACTGGTTAAGCGGATCGTATCTTGTATCGGGAAGAACTCTCGGCTTTCTCGGTGCAACCGTTCTTTCCATAAGCCCGTATCTTATAGCGTCGTAAATATGGTCCTCTCCGTCGGTGTTTACATCCTCGGTATTCTTTTCGTCATAAACAAGTGCAGGCAGCGTTCTTATTGTTTGCTTGCAATTTTCAAAAACTTGAAACAGGCATTCGCCGTTCTCATCAAAATGCATTCTGTAATGAAACTGCATAAGCCCGCTGAGTCGGTTGTTTTTGCCGGGCTTGAAATGAATATACCAGGGATGCTTTTCCATAACTCTTGCAATGCTCTCGCCCCTTGATTTATCCCAGATTGACGGGTCAGCGACACCCTGTATATCCCTGTCTGCAAGCTCGGGCGAACTCTTTTCAATTTCCCGTATTTTCTGAGCGATTGCAGAAGGCTCCATTCTGGCTCCGGTGTTGGCAACACCGTTCCAACCGTAAAACTCCTTGATAACATAGCATTTCCCTTCTTCGTTAAACGCAAGCCAGAGCACCGCAAAAGGTCTCGCATAACCAAAATCGAAGACGCGCATAATTTTCCAGTTATACGGAACCTCAAACGGTTTAATAACGTGAGTCCACTTACCGTCGTCATAATGAAGCGGAATATTCTGCCACTCCGAGAAAACCTGACCGTCAAAGCTATCCCACGAGCCGAGAAGCAGCGCTTTTCTCTCAGCATCAGGAAGCGCTGCCAGCGTTGCCAAGTATTCAGGATCGTTTTCGAGCAGCTTTTTGTTGTCAAATACGGTTGCAGGTACAAATATTCTTCGCTTAGCAATATGAATTGTTTTTCCCTCGGGAGTCTGAATATTATATTTTGTTTCAATCGGGGTCAGCGGCGGGGCGGGAGTAATGAACCGCTCCTTAACCCAGGCGTGACCGATGCCCCCGGGGTTTGCGGTTGCCCGCATATACACCCTTGTGTTGGCACCCGTCGGTCTGTTACGGCTCATCAGATACATATACTGCGAATAAGTAAAATGAGTCAGCTCATCAAAACCGATATAATCATACGGCTTTCCCTGATAGTTATATTTATCCTGTTCATGCTGCATATATCCGAAAAACAGCCTTGCCCCGCTCGGAAAGAGCCACCGTTTTTCACTTGAATTGTATTTTGCCTTCGGAAATATTCTTGGATACAGCTCCAGAGAACGCGCAATAAGCGCTTCAAGCTGCGGATATGTACGTCTGAACGTTATTCCTCTGTAATTTGGGATATGAACCTGCCTGAGCGGTTCTATAAGCGCAGCATCTGATTTGCCGCCGCCCGCAGCTCCGCCGTATAAGCATTCATATTCAGGCCGACGCATAAACTCAATTTGCTTCGGCTGAGGCTTCCATATAACGTCAGACA